TTCTTCTTTAGGAGTTCCCAAAAAAGTGAGTCCCCTAAACATTATCCGAGTCTATGACCAAGTGATTTCGCTACGTCAGGAAGTTGCTGAACTCAAGGAGATGATAAAAGAGTTGAAATTGCACACAGTTCCAAGCTTTAGGAGACAGGATGACTGAAGTACGCATCACACACCCCGGCGTTGCTGTGCCTAAGAGCATCAAGATCATTATGAAGAATGGACACCCAAGCATGGCGAACAACAAAAGAGTTCGGGCATGGATGGATGAAGTCAGGTGGGCAGCACATGGCTCAGAGTCTGCACCAAAGGGCGTACCAGTAGGAATCATAGTAGATGTGTTCCTTCCTTGGCAGAAGGCAACGCCAAAGAAGCTAGCTGCTACGACCGGAGCGCACGTACAGAAGCCTGACGCAGATAACCTACTCAAACCTGTCATGGACGCTCTCTCTGAGGCAGGGGTTTGGGAAGATGACAACCAAGTGGACAGAATCTTCCTGCAAAAGTGGAGATGTCCTAGAGGAGAGGAGAGAGTAGAAATAGTCGTTGCATGGTAAGCACTGTGATATTATAGGCAGCAGCCATTCTAACTTTCTGCTAGGAGTTAGATGGGTTTCTGTCTGGTACCCCGCCTTGTTTTTATTGATTCTCCGAGGCGGGGTACTTTTTTATTTAATCTAAAAACACAGGCATGCCTTCACCCACCCATGCTCCTGCAACATTGAAGTCAAAGTATTCCTCAGCATCCTCCCTGCTCATCCCATCCCGTTCCATCAATACATGCAAGCACCTATCCCTGCTATACACAGCGACAGGGGTATTGAATTGATGCCCGAACCCTAGCAACGCTTTCTCAAAGCCGTCTGCTGTTATCGCATCTTCCATTACTTGACCTCCAATAGCTTCGGTAACTAGCATAGTTTACTAGACATGGATGAACCGAACTACCAACAACACTGGCTTGCCCAACACCAAAAAATCTTACGTGCTAGTCCGCTATTTATAAGCATAGTCTTCATTGCAACAGGTCTTGTACTCTGGACCACTGGTTCATTCAACATCGAGACAATTGGTTACGCCAGCATCTGGCTCCTCGCCTTCATCGGAGCAGCACTCGTGTTCGCTCCTGTTGGAGCATTGGGTGCCGTATGTGTGGCAGCTACGGTTGACCTGAACCCTTTCATGGTTGCCCTTGTAGCAGCATCAGCAGAGGCTGTCGGAGAGTTGACCGGATACCTAGCTGGCATGGGTGGCAAGTCCTTCTTTGAACACAAGCGTTTCTACCTGCGGTTCAAGAACTTATTCTCACGCTACGCTGCCCTAACATTGCTTGCGGGAAGCGCGATCCCTAACCCCATCTTTGACATCCTTGGCGTTATAGCAGGAAGCACTCTCTACCCTGTCAAAAGATTTCTTCTGCTCATATTCGCGGGAAAATTATTTAAGTTCACATGGGTTTCGTTAGGCTGTTACTACGGGGCGACGTGGTTCTAATTAATCAAACGCCCCCCGCCAGCCAAAGGTTATACCTGCACTTAGCGAGGGACGCAGAGGGCGGTCGCCCTGTAACCAGACAGAAACAGAACGACCAACAAATAGTTAGCTCCAATCATAACGATTCCACCACCGCCACAGGACTTTACACATTATTATCTTACTTTTACTCCACAGGGCTGACCGCATTGCTAACCCTATCGCTTGACGTACCTTTCGGGCAACCCACACCGCACCTGATTTAGTTATTCGGTACACCCTTTGAACCATAGGCAGGTCAGCAAAGTAATTCCCTTCACGATCAGTAAGCCACCCTGCTATCAGTCCGACCTCGTACAAGATCAGCATTGGTAAAGCGACTAAGAACGTGAGCGTCCCGTCCAAAGATGGAGTTATAAGGGCAGCGAAAATAAAAGCTGTCGGAACAATCCACTTGCGAAGTGTCTTGGCTTTTGAATAAGGAACAAGTCTGAACTTAGCCAGTAGCTGCATCACTACAGGCAACTCAAAGACTATCCCTATCCAGAACAACAGGCTCAACAACAAAGCCATATACGAAGTAAGCAAAATTACTGGTTGAGCAATGCCCGCACCAAACGTGAGCAGGAAGTTAAGGCTCACAGGCATCATCACAAAGAACACGAATGATGCGCCCAGTGCAAACATCGCAATGGATATTGCAGAGTATGTTGTTACGAACAGCCAGAAGCGTCTTGGTACAAAGGGCTTGAGCATTGTTAGCGCACCCACAACAAGCACAGGGAACGCTACAAATTGCCCGCCCTTCATAGACAAACTCAGGGTAGACCCGAACATATCTTGAGGTGCTGTAAAGACAGGTCGCCCATCAAAGGGAGACAGCATCTCTTCTGCGGGGGCAAGCAGGAAAGCAAACACTTCTGGATGCCACCAGAAGGTAGCCCCTGCCCCAATACTCCATGCCAAGATGCACAGGAATACGGTGTTCCTAAACCGCTGACCGAACCTGAACCCCCGCTCGTAAGCGGAGAGGCTCATAGACTACGCGCCTTTATTAGGCTTGTCTTTACCGCCCTTGTTGTTATTCAACATTCCATTGATTGCTGTGTAACCAAGAACTGCAATGGCTAGCACTGCTATACCGATGATGATTGGATCGTTTGGCATACTGCCCTCTTATTTTCTCTTGCTATTCCCGAAGTTGAGAATACCTAACTTGTTTATTCTACCGAAAACATTTCGACGGAATCCAGTAACAGAACTGTCGAAGCTACTCATCATCCCTCTTGTATTTATTATCGTGAATACCAAGACGAAATATCAGTCCCTCAACAGTGTTCCCCAATTCAAACTTAGCTATCTTTACGGCTTGAACAACTGTGGCTGCGCCAACAATCGCACCGATAAAGTATTTAAACATCCAGCCTAATGGGTGCATTAGTCTTTCCTGCGCTTACGACTGAGCAAGCCAGCGAAGGCTCCACTAATCGTATCCCTTATTGTCTGGGATAAAGAACCAACAACTTCCACCGCAGGTTCAACAACTGCGTTGACAATCTCCTGCTTGGCTTCCCTTCCCTGCTCCTTGAGTTCCTCAATAGTTAGAGGAGGAGGCGGTGCTACTGTTCTAGCAGGTGCCTTGCGTGGCTTTCTCTTTGCAGTCGTAGACTTTTTTCGTTTCCTTGTTACCTTCTTCTTAGGCTTACTGGTTGATTGATCTGGTTCGGTTGTCATATTTCCCCCTAAGTAGTTATTGCTAAGTAGCTAATAACATCACCGTGTTCCTTACCAACAACAAAAATCTCGCTGAGATTACACGGTGCTTCTTTAGCATGATGCCTAAAGATAAACTCTTTGTCCACTCCGGGTGCTACAGCAGGACCGGGAGGAATGGGGTCAGCGTTGGCTATATGGTCAAGTGATTCCCCCTCTCTCCACGACCCAATAAAAACAACACCCTTGTTTTCAATCGGTGTCTGTATCCACAGATACTTAATAGGAGTTGGAGTCTGAGTAAGCCTTTGGGCTAGTCCCCCTAGTTCTATACTTCCGCTAACAATACCTGCCATTAGTATCGGCTTTTCTTTCTAGACCTAACCTTCATGCCTTTGCGTTTAGCAGCTTTCTTTGCAGCAGCCTTACCTTTTGTTGTGTAAGGGAATTTCTTTTTACCTACTTTTGGCATCTGAATCTTCCTTTGCTTCTAATATTTGTAGAGGCTGTACTTCTTCACCTTCTTCTGTGGCAGCAGCCCTACTACGAAGTGCATCTAAGATAGACGCAGCAGGTGCTAACTGTGCAGAGATTGTAACATTCTGTGACCAACGATCCCTCGATGGACCACGCTCCAGCAACCACGCTTTAGCGCGCCAGTCTGTTTCTTTGCGAAGGTCTTTCACTAAACTTTGTTCAGCTTTTGCCAGAGCAGTTTCAATTTCTTGAGAGAAAGTTATGAAAGGTTCGACTGGCTTTCTTGTAGGGTGATCCCCTCTTCCAATTTGAATCCATCGGTGTATCACTCTTTTGGTTATCCCGACAGATTGAGCAGCAGTGTCAATCCAATTACCTTGACTTACTGCCTCAAGAATTGTCTTAAAAACAACAGGCGTTAGTTTAGTTCTTTTATTTACAGTATCGGGATACTTTGCTACCTGAACCATTACTTCTTAGCCTTCGCTGTTGCTTCCTTCTCAATCTTCTGAGTAAGCTCAGTTCGCCTTCTCGATTCAGCAGCAATAAGTATCTGCTGCTTGAACTCAGGGTTCAAAGCCATCACTATGTCTACGTCCTGCATTGTTATCGTTATGTTGTTCTCTGTGGTCATAAATCTATTACAGTCCTGTTCGTCCATGATGTTGTATCTTCATCCCAAGTATAGTCGATGGTGTGATGTGGGGTAGTTGTCTCGTTTCGTATACCAGCATCAGCGGGCTTATCTACGGGTGGCTCCCATTCCCATGTAGAAGTATTCAAAACCCATGACGGATAGTCGGGTAATCTGTAAAAGACATCATTGGCTGAGTCATATTTCATCCCAATGCCAGCGTATCTGCATCTCAGGTTGTTGTTGTAGCTAGTCTGCACCCAATTAGTGTCAGCACCTAGCAACTCTTTACAAAACGCTATACCAACAGCTTCTGATTCATTGCCATCAGAGTCTAGGCAATCTTCATTACCCACTACGATTACTTGGGTAACGATATTGTTTTCATCTATTTGTGCGAAGTGTGCCATTATTGGAATTGATACCTCAATACAACTACCCCGGAACCGCCGTTGCCACCATCTTCTCTCTGCCCCCATGTACCAACATCCGCAGTTGTGCCACCGCCACCACCACCTCTGTTATTCGGTGCTGACTGTGCAGCGGTAAATGACCCCCCTGAGCTGGTCTTAGATGACTGTCCAGCACCCCCGCCTTCACCATTCGCAGTGCCATTAGAGTTAGAGTTACCAGCATACGGCGCACCGCCACCGCCACCAGCGTAAGTTACGTTTGTACTCGTTTCGACAATATCATTAGCTGATCCTGACCCGCCATTACCGCCAGAACCCGTTGTGTTACTTGTAGCACCATTCACCCCTGCACCTCCAGCACCTCCTCCTCCTCCAGCCTCAACTCCATTAGACGCTCCATTACCGCCAGCATTTCCTTGCCCAGATGTCGCATCTCCACCTGCTCTATCCGACCCTTGAGTGCTTCCTCCTCCACCTGACCCGCCATCTTTTCCAGCTTGATCGCTACTACCAACACAGCCTCCACCACCACCACCGCCTACGGCAGTTAGTGTTCCAGAATCAAAATCCACTGAAGAATTGCCCCCATTAGTGCCGGGGTTTGCCCCTGATTCTCCTGATCCACCCGAACCTGCTGCTCCCACAGTGACCGTATATGTCTTTGCGGTAACAGCCATTCCGGTAGCAGCAAGATAGCCACCGCCTCCTCCTCCTCCTCCTCCTTGATAGGAGTATCCTGCTGAGGTATTACTGCCACCGCCTCCACCACCCCCAGCGATAATCATGTATTCAATCCCTGCTGTTCCAGCGGTAGTGACCTCAAAACTTCCGCTACTATCAAATTTGTGAACCTTGTAATCACCGTCGGTGGTAATAGTTCCACCAGTAGCAACGGTATAGGTAGTTCCAGTGAACTCTTCGCCGTTCAACTTGGCTAAGTCAGTATCGTTTTGCCCGTTAATCTTAGCGATGTCAGCAATAGCTATGCCGTTTACTTTTAGTACGTTGTTAGCCATTATGCGTGTTCAATAATCGTCTGAGTCGGATTGAAGTAAATCATGTCAGGCTCTAAAGCTATTCCAATAGGAACAACACAATCGTTTGTCCCTGAAGGAGCCGTAGCTGTTATTGTGCTTCCTGTGCCACCTGTTCCTAAATACAGGGTTGCTCCTGTAGTCCAGTCCCAATCATCATCACGGACAAAACCATGTAACAGGATAGTTCCCTCTGAGTTGTCAGAGATTGCGCTGTTACTAGGGTTGATACCTATAACCCTTGACGTAGCTATTGCGTCTGCATCTGCAACTTGAACCTCATTAGTCACATCGCTTATGCACACTAGGTCAAAGGCTCCTACGTTAGCACCGTCGCCTACCCTTATAGTGGCTGACATACCCGAATAGCTATGATCGGCTATGCCATCGGCAGAGGCATCCATGTGATATTGCTGACCGTAAAGTGTTTGGAATCTTTTATCAGCAGCCCCTAAGTTGATGTCTGCATCAGTTACAGGCTGAAGGATTCCATCAAGCAATTCGATCTGTGCTGTACCATCAATATCAAAGATAATTTGATTGTCGGTTGCAAAGTTAATATTTGCGTCAGACGCTCCGTAGCCCACAACTAAACTAGAGTTGTAAACAGAAGTTACAGTTGTCTGGGCAGCAGTTATCGCCACGTCGTTGGCGTTGGCTGTGATACCGTCCCCGCCTATTACGTTCAACACAGAACTGGTGGCGGTCATACCAGCACCAGCAAACAAGGTTGCAAGGTCGTGGACTGCTTCTTTAGATTGCGTTCCGGTTGCCCCGCCATCTAAGAATAAAATGTAATCCCCGTCAGCTATAGCAGCTTCTGCTGACTCAGTTAGATCTACATTGAACGTAGTTCCAGAAAGGTCTAGTAATGACCCAGCAGAGTAGGTTGTGTCGCTGTCTCCAACATACGTGTTGATGTCTGAGGCAGGGATTGTCTTCATCGTCCCGCCATCGTTGACAACAAAGCCATCAGTGTCAGCTATTGTGATTGACCCGCCTACAGATGTATTGCCATCTAATAGGTTTAGTTCCGCAGCCGTAGCAGAAACAGCCGTACTTCCTAGCACTAGCTGTCCGTCAGGAACAACTATTCTCGCTGCCCCGTTAAGGATAAGATCGTCTGCCGATGTATCCCATGTCATATTTGCAGAGGCTGCATTTCCATAGAAGATTACGTCATAGCCTTGATCGTTTTCTCCTATAGTAAACGTGCTATCTAATTGCACCGCTCCATCTATATCAACAGCGTCTAGGTTTGTTGTTCCGTCTATGTCTATGTTGCCACTAATGTCTAATGTGGCTGCCGTAATATCCGATGCGACAAGAGGGGCAGCGGTAATGGTTAGGTCGCCTGTTGATGCTCCAGTCGCAGTAGTTGTTCCAACAACAAAACCATCTGCGCTTTCGTCCCAAGCAATAATCGCATTGTCGCCTGTGGAGCCACGCTCCATAACAACACCTAGGTCACTAGAGTTGCTACTAGCACCAGTGTTTAGTTCGATCAGGCTGTCTTTGACTACTGTGTTTGTTGTGTCAACAGTTGTTGTTGTTCCGTTGACGGTTAGATCACCAGTTACTGTCAGGTTATCTGCAACAGTTACCTCTGAAGTGCTGTGACCTAGCGTTATTGCAGTACCTGAAATACCTGTACCAATAGATACAGACTCGCTGCTATTAGCCGTGTCGATAATCAGATAAGCATCAGACCCTTGTTTGACTGTGAAAGATGTTGCAGAGTTATCACTTACAGCAACATTTATGTCTGTTCCATCTGCGCTGATACTGTCTAGAGCAATATCATTTACGTTAGTAATGCTGGCATCATTGAATGAAGTAGCACCAAATGTGTTACTTGCTGCGGTTGAGGTAAGCCCTCCACTAACAGTTGTCGCACCAGTTATTGTTAAGGTTGAGCCATCTGAAGATAGGTACTCACCGCCCCTGTCATAGAAGTAAAGCTTGTCTACTATCCTTACGTCACCGTCTAGGACATCCAGTGCTGTATTAGCATCTTTACCTGTTATCTGTAGCACCTCTTCAGATGCGTCCCAAGTAAGACCATCTCCAGAAGTGTCAGAGGAGAACAGAGAGAAATCAAAACCAGCAGCATCTTCACCGACAGTTAGGGTTCCTGTAACCGTCATGTCTGTGACGTTTACTTTGTCACCAGCTTTTATCCAACGGACGTTAGACCCATAAGTGATCTTGACATCCATAGGGATTCGGGCAGCAGTTGAAGTTGTAATAGACCACTTACCGTTAGAGTCGGTGGTGGTAGAACTCTCAGCAGTTGTTGTTGCATTATCCGCGCTAACGTAACCCTGAACTGTTGCGCCAGAGATGGCGTTACCAGCGTTGTCGTAAACGAACCCAGTTAGCGTCATCGCCATGATTATTTACCTGCCAAACCTTGATCGGTCTATTCCTGCTAAGGCATCTCCTACGATAGCCCTTGCATTATCTATCAAATCGTCCTCGTCAATAAAGATTAGTTTTATTCCCAATGTTGCTAGATATTCTCGTGTGAGTATATCCGACTGCCTTACCGCTGCGCCTTTCTCGTAATGATAAAACACTCCCTGCACATTTATCGCTATGTTAGGCGGGTTATAAATTTCAAAGTCTATAACCCGTCCTCCTTTTGCCTGCCTGCCTCCAGCCATTTGTGACTGGTAAGAAAAATCTATATTCGGCTTGAGTCCCAGTTTTAGTAACGCTTGCCAGCACAGATACTCAGGACCACTTCCTGCCCACCATTCAGGAGTGACAATCGTGTCAATGCTTTCAGCCATTACGTTTCAACCAACTGTATTTGTATCTGACCTCTTTCGTCATGTCCTGTAAATTCAAACCCAGAAGCACTTATCAAATCTACATAGTAAGACCTGTCGGAATCATTATCTTTATATGTAAACGGAACAAGCGTGTTGGTGTTAATAACAGTTGTTATGTTATCTAGTATTTGCTTAGGCGTTTTGCTTCTAAACATTTTCGCAGCATCTATGGTCACACTGAAACCATACTTAGGTGGAATCTTTTCTCTCCACCTTAGTTCTATTAAGTTTAGGTCAGGGCTAGACAAAACAGTGTCACTGGTTAAAGTCGCCTTGAACTTAATAGATGCAAACTCAACACCTACTCCTGATGCAAAATCATAGGTAGTTGTGCCGTTAGTAGTAATTGTTCCAAGCGATGTATACGACTCATTAAAGTTCGTAGCATAAGAAATAGCTATATTTACATTAGTAGAACAAGTTGACGTAACGGCTCGTAAAGAAATAGCAGTCTTGTTACCAGCAGCATCGCCTCCGTCAAACCAAGGTGTCTCCATTGTCCCACTACTAGCGTACTGGAATGTTGAAATCTCATCAGGGTTTATTACATCAGGTGACAGGGCTGTCCAGTAAAGAGCATTTCCAACGCCAAACCACATCCGGTATTCGTTGTAAGCACTACCTACATGGGCATTTTCAAGACCTGTGTTGTTTGTACCAGTCCACTTTACTTCCCAAGCCACATCATTAAAACCTAAGATAGCTGAAGTCCCTGTCCCAGAAACAACCGTAGAGGCACCACCCAGTCCAGAAGCCTGCCTGCCTGTGGCAAATACGGTATAACTTGTATCTATATCTGCGTTTACAAATGCAAGCAAATCATTATGGGTTCCAATTAGTTTTATAACCTGACCTGCATAGGCTTCAGGGATACCGTGATCTCTATCAAAACCAACAAGGCTTACTACTGCTGTGTTAGAACCTGTTTGATATTTGTAGATAGCGTTACCAGCAGGGAAATACACAGCGTCACGCCACACTACTGTTCCCTTGCCAGAGTTGGTATGGAACGGAAGCCTTAGTTCTGTTTCTTCCCAGCGATTATTAGTTTCATCGAAAGCCCAAAGCCCTACCTTTGTGCCTGCGTAAATAATTGGAGTACCCGCAGCATCCCTATAAACAAACAAAGACGTAACGTAATCGTCTGGAAGCGGTAACGCACCCTTCTCTGTAGGGTTAGCAGTTGGTCCAGAAGCCCATTGCTTTAAAACACCTTCACTGTCTATACCCCATAATTGCCCATGCCAGATAGTAAAGTATTCAACATTCCTTGTCGCTGAACCGCTAACGTCCATGTCTGTAAACGTAGAGGCATCAGTCGTATAGGTATAACCAGATGACCCCCTAGCAAAGATCATGTAGTTAGCTGTGGTATCCCTAAAGACAATCGTTTCTTTTGTCGGATTAGTTAAGGTATCTAGGCTGGAAGACCACGAATCACTAGCGTTTAGATACTTGTAAACCTTGTTGTCGGAATGGACAACATATATATCTGTACTAGCCCCAACAGTAAATTCTGTAATTGACTTTATAGTCCCAACAGCTTGTGTTGTGGCTGCGTTAGATTTTCTAGGCAGAAGGAGATGTCCCTTGAACCTAGTCTGACAATCAGACCACCACACCCTGTCAACGGTTCCGGGGTCTAACCCTCTGTTCCAGCCTATACCTCCACGAAAGTCGTTCTGTGTGAGAATAGAAGCCCTTGGGTCAGCACCACGCTGAGTGTCACCGATGGTAAATCTTGGAGCAGCAATACTCACAAGAGTCTTACGAACCGGACCATTGATCTTGTACCGCTCGCTATTCAGAAGTATTTCATTCTTCCCAATAACAGATGCCATTAGTCCACCATCTTTGTTCCGGGTCTAATCGCAGGAAGTGACCGCTCTGCCTGAGCAGCTATTCCTTCAAAGTACGCAGCCCTCCGGTCATTGTCATCCGGGTCTGTTGTGCGCCCTCTAGCAAGACTAAATAACATTTTACTTGTGGCGCGAGCAACCACTAGATCAGGGTCTATCTCGCAAGTTGCAGAATCACTGGTTAGCAATGACGGAAGGTTGTATCCAATAAGTCGCACCAAACTGTAGCCAACTTCTTTTCTAGCTGACTCAGATAAAAATACTTTTCTAGCTTCTCTATCTACTCGATAAGTACCAGACCACAACCTGTTGTATACAGCAGATTCTGTTTCAACAGCCTTTATGTCGTTGATCCAAACATACCTAGCACCAGTCGTTACATACTTAAGTCCAACAGAAATGATTGCGTTGTCATCTTCAGGATTTGCTAGTGAAACTCGACAGTATGTCCACGTTCTTGCAGACAAAGCGGGAACCGAAAGAGTTTCTTTTATTGTCCCAAGATTCGCAGCACTACTTAGGCACAGAGTTATATTGCCTGCTGTTGTAGCAGTAGAAGATTTAATCCAGAACTCAACAGCATCATACTTTCTAAGGTCTTTTGAACCAATAGCATGTGACGCAAGGACATCTCCAGAAGAAACAGAACTGCTTATGTAAAGACGAGAAGACGCATTGTTTGCTTTAAAGTCTTGCGTGTCTTTGGTCATCGTTACGTCGCTATCAACTTGCTCTGTCCAAACAAGGTTAGCGTCTTGAATCTGTTCTCCAGAAAAATGATGACGGTAATCTACCTGTGTTATCGCTACCATCGCTGAAGGAATGTCATAACGACTATCTTTTATATGCCCGTGATTAGAAATATCTTCGTTGATAACAAGCCCACGAGGAGTCCTTTGAGTTATTGCTTGGTTGATGAACTCGTGGATTCGGTCAGGTGGATACTCAGCGCGCCAATATTCGTAGGTGTCATTCGCTTGCGTGTTAGCGGTAGCTGCTGGCTTGAAGGTAAATGTACCTGTACTGCTAGCGTAGTCGGTTACGCGACGGATAAGACCGTCATTAGTTCCAGATGTAAAGACAATCCACCCACCATTGAACTCGTCATCCCCGCCTATGTAGGTAGCATCAATAAGTGTTAATGTGTCCCCATTCCCTGTTGCAGAACTAGCTGGAGCCTGATCTAAGTTCGCAGCAATAGAGCGTCTAATCTGTTCTCTAGTCCTGCTTTGAAATGCAGCCACGATATACCTACCTGCTTAATCTACGCTTTCTTCTCCAGTCAGCTAAAGATTTTAGACCACCCTTTAGATCGTCTAGTTTTTCCTTGCTAACCGTATGGGTTGCTTGTCGCTTTGCAAAAGCCTTTGCTTCTTGTTCAGCAACTTCTCGTTCTTTGTGAAGGAGTTCTTCTAACTGATGTCCTTCAAGCCTTGATGCTCCGGGTATGTAAACACTCTTTCCATACCCAACATCAAAGGTTTCTTCAGATGGTTGCCCGATCACACGTTCAACCTCTTTAGGGAGACTAACTTGGCGATGTCCTGCTTTTCTACCTGCGGACACAGGCAACCAAAGTTGTTGTTTCGCCAAGTTAGCCCCCTAATGATTAGTCTCTAATAGAGAGCATGACCCATCCGTACTCGGTGTCAACTGAAACGACACCCATAGAAGTACCAAGAGGTCTTGTGTCTTCTTCGCTAGAGGCATCCCAAAGGTCAAAAGCCCCTGATTCACCAGAAGCTTGGCTTACGCCAACAGCGTCACCTACTACGAAAGTCGCTGCGCCAGATAGTACAGCAGCAGGACCAGCAGTTTGTATCCAACAGAAGTAATCTGCGGTTACAGGGATAGTAGTTACACCTAATGGTCCGGTAGTCATAGTACCGTCACCGTCGATGATCTTTATATCCTTGTAAGGGTTATACATTAACCCAAACTGCGTAGAAGTAGTGAAGGCAGTTCTGATACCGTCTGGCTCGTCAACTGTTACTTCCAACCCCGCTGCGCTGGATACTGCGGTATTAGATTTAATTCGATATACCTCACCCTGAGCAGCATTGTCGTTGATAAAAAGGTAGCCGTCTTTGTATTGATCTTTAGTTACGGTAAGAGAAGTAGTTGTAGTTACCGTCTGCGATCCCGCAGCTAACGCAGCAGTAGCCAAGTCTCCGTCATTCGCTCCGACTTGAGCGATACCATCTACTAACTGACCAGCAGAAGTAATGGCTGTGCCACTGTTTTCTGCGTAATAGAAAACTCTTCCATCAGGCGTTACCGCCCTTGTACCGAGTTTCTGCTTCTGAGAAGAAGTCTCTACTTTTTCCTGTCCGTACCCTAAATGTACGGTGAGTGGAAATGCCATTTTAATATCCCTCCTTGGGATAAGTTTTGAGCAGGTTCTAAGCCCTGCGATAGTCCGATGTTAAAGGCTCGGTCTATCGTTACACCTTTTTAGACTGCCCCGCCTTTTTCTTTACCCTTGATAAATCTAAAGAAGAGGTGCCTGTATCTAGCTTACCTGATGCCACCGCTTCAGAAAAGGTTTCAATCTTTTCCTCTACCTTTGGTTCAGGCTTAGGGGGACTTTCAACAAAGCCTCTATTCAAGTAGAGCGGAAGAAAACTTTTTGGAAGATTAGGATGTTCTTCCCAAACTTCCTCTCCTTCAATTATTGCCATCTTCCATAGTGAGATTTTCTTTACCCCGCCTACGGACATTTCAATTCTACTTTGCCTAGAAACCATTATTAAAAGCCCCCTTAGTTTACCTACTACGCACTTGTAGTTGGGTCGCCAATTTCGTAACGACCAGCAGCACCACGAGTGTCATCAACTTCAAAGACTGCATAGTCTTCAGTAACAACAACCTCGTAGGCACGAAGCGAAGCATCTCGCTCACGCTCTTCTGAACGACCACTTGCGGACAAGTGACCCATTGCAGTTTTGTCAGCAATAACTCCGTAACCAGAATCAGTAGTCCCGATCTTGGCAATGTTTCCATCCTCAAAGAATGGGACACCCGAAAGCTTCACGCCAGAGTAGTAATCTTTTACTGCTGGCTTATTGAAAGCATCAGGCAACGGGTAAGTTGCTAGAGTATTTCCAATATCAGTTGCAAGCTTCCAGATAGCGTTAGGGTGGTGAACTACAAAAAGATCATTACCAAACTTGCCTGACTTTGCATTAGCGATAAGAGCCGATGCGTTAGCAAGGGTTAGATTAGCACCGTCTGCGCCAAGAGCAGTTCCACCGTTCAAGGAAGGGAACAGAGCAATGATGTCATTGTCCTTCTTCCTAGCCATAGCGTCACCCATCTGGCGACCAATGATCTTGTACACATCTTCGTTGTTCTGTCGAAGAAGAGTATCGGTAATAATTACCTTAAGACCAACTTCCGCTGTAGTTGCTGTAACAGTTGAGACATCAATGTCTTCACTGTCGATCATGTCTTGACCTTCAGCAAGGTCTTCAGCATCCATCTGAGCAACTTTAGGGATTTCTAATTTGTACTCACCCTTACCAAGATTGAACTGCTCAATAAGTCCAACCATCGGAGCGTTATGCTCCTCAGTGTATCGTGCCTGTGCAAGCATGATACGAGACATGTTCTGGAGATTTCCAGTTGTACTTGTCTGTACTGCCATGTTAATTTACCTCAATCAAAAATAGAAAAGCCTAACTTCTTAGAAGCTATCTTTGCCATCTCTGTAGTTATCGCAGGATCACCTGCGTTGTATCTATCTAAAACATCTTCAGAATTAGTAGGAGCCACATCTGCTGCCGGGTTTGCGTTATTCAAACTTTGGGCTGGAGTAACTTGTTGTACCCTGCCTTCCAACTTTTTAATTGTTGACAAAGCTTTTGCATGTTTTTCCATAGTTACAGGGTCAGGTAAGTCTTGTAACTCCGCATACGAAACTCCATATTGAGTGGCTAATTCGTATGCTTTAGCAAGTTGAGTACGAGTATTTAACTCGTTCTGCATTTGCTGAGAATTACTAAGAACCTGATCTGCCTGCTGTTTAGCAAGATACGCTTCTTTTGCAAAAGCAGTGTGCTGTTGAGCCATTTGCGTTGCAACTACTTCATCCAACCCTTGGTTTATAAGTTGTTGGTAATTTTTCTGGTAGTACGCATTTACTTCAGCCTCTAAATTAGAAGAGTTCTGAATCTGCTCGGCTCTTTGGCGCGCTGCTCTTTCATTTGCCAGTTGCGTTTCCATCTCTGCTATTCGTTTATCGGTAGCAGATTGATACTTGCTTAACTCTGGATTAGGCGCAGGTGTAGATTTTAATTCTGTTTCAGTGTTGGCTTGAGGCTCAGGAGCAGGAGGAACCTCACTAGATAAGTCATCCGTTTCCGTTAAATCATCAACGGGTTCTGTCGCAGGCGTTTCTGCTGGTGCAGGCGTTTCTACGCTCTCGTCAACTTTCAACGGGATTTCGGTAACTTCTACCGTAGATTCTGTTCCTAGATCGTTTGTCTCAGTAACCATGTTTCTCTCCAAAATATGACACCGTTAGATGGCACACTTTCTTATTTAGGTTTTCAAATAATACGATACAGCGTTATTACGGGGCAAGTAATTCCCTTGTGCGTAAGACTGTTTCTGATACTGGTTTCCCAAGGTTTTCAAGTATCTGTATTCCTGATGGCTGCTCTGGTGGAATCAATGCCTCAGAAGGAACAACCGCCCTTGCTGGCGCACCTCTTGCCTGACGAGCAGCATCAGACTTTTTGATCCTCTCTACTGTAGATTTCAACCCTGCTCGTTCTAACGCTTCTAAAAATCCTTGAGGTAAAGGAGTGTCGTTTGTATTCCGAATAATGTAATCAGCTTGTTGAGGGTAATCTTTTAGAACTTTATCCCGCAACCTCTTCATTTTATCTGGCAAGTAACTGCCTGCTGCTGTTAATGATTTAGAAGGAGCCTCGTGCCAAGCAGCAAGTGCCTGCGCTTCAAGATCATCATCCGCTATGACTTTATCTTTCCACTCAATATTAAGAGTTTCTTCTACCTGTTCTTTACGTTCTCGTGCATCGTCAATGATGTCGAAGTAATCATCTATAAAATCACGCTTGGTATATTCGCCACCGTCGCTGCGTTGCCCTGCGTAGAAAAAGAACATAGCTTCTTGAAGCTGAGAATCTCTTCGACGATTGATAATGTCAACTGTCGCAAAGAACCGCCTCAAAGGTTTACCAGTGGCAGCACTCTCAATCTCAAACTTTTCTAATTCTGCAACAAGCGAGTCTTTGACATCGTTCTTTTCGTAAGGTTCAAGGTCTTCATAGTTATCAGCCGAAACCATCCCTGACCTAAACAAACCTCCTACGTGATCCTGCAAAATATCTGACCGGGAAAGAGGACTGCTTTGCTCACCGATAAGTTCAAGACCGATTGAAAGCCCACCACCAAAAGCGTCTTTCGGATTACCTATTGAAGTTTCCTTGATAATGTTTGGCACTTCCTGAAGCGCAAACGGGATGTGACTTTCTGCTATGTACTCACCAAGAGTTTCGCCAAATCGGGACTCGCCATATGCTCGGAAATTCATAAACTCAAATAAATCTCCGACAACTGGAGAGGACAAATTGAGCCACGCATCTAATGCCTTCTGAGGTTCTTTCTCCCAACCAGCCCCGCCTGACGCTAACATAAGCGCAGCCATTGATTTGTAAGGACCAAAGATATTCCAGTCTCTAGGCGCACCAAGCTTTGTTAGCCTGACAGACATAAAGTTTGGATTCATTCTGCCGTTTCTCATTAGCTGGAAATCTGTTTCCTGACCCAGAACTTCATTGGCTGCAACTGTAATAAGCGTACCCATTGATACCAATTTTATTACAGCCCTACGTGCAATTAACTGGTCTGCGTCAATACTGTTCCTAATGCCATAGTTGATGTTTAGGTTCCGTCTAATCTGCCTGTCAAACGGAAGAGCGTCTATCATAAAGTCCGTGTCCATGCCTTTTATTGCACGATGTAGCGTTTCGATTCTTGCCCTAAAGAACCTTGGTGCAAACAAAAGCATGTCACCAAATACACCAGCTACTCCGTTTGGAGTCCAGCCAGTAACACCGTTTACACCGTTCCCAATTTTGCGCGCTGTTCCATCTGCAACAAGTTCGTCGAATGTCTTCCCAGACAGCCTCATGTATTCTATGATTTCTTTGCGGGCATCACGAAGTCTTAGCATGTCACCGAAGGCACCAAAGGCTTCGTTAGCCCTACGAATTAACGGGGCTTTACCTATTGTTCCAGTAATCCCTTCTGGTCGGAGAGTTACTTCTGTATCTACTCCACCAAAGCGTATCCCCATTCGGTCAATTATTTCGTGAGAACTTGGCGCGCCCATAGCCTGAGATTCTTCATCAAACTTTCTCACGTTATCTGACATTGACTCACGCTGTAATCGTTTGCCTTTACGTCCGGGCTTACCGATCAATGACTGAAGATGATCTTTCCAAGCAAGATAATACTCACGAGTATTAGAAAACTGTCTCAACTTACCCTGAATACTGATACCAGAGTCATCTAATGTTGCACCTATTGCTCGTCTTATACTTTGATAGGTACTAATAGGACCAATGATTGGTGCCAACTTACCTCTCGTAGCTTCCATCCCTTGTTGTGAGCGTTTGATTGTTTGCAAGTCATCAGGGTCTAGCCAAATATTACCGTTGATGCTTCTATATTTTAGAGTTGAACGCTCAAGAACCTTAGTTGCTTCGTTTACAGCAGCTTCAATTTTTGGTTCTAATTGTTTTAATTTATCTTCAAGCTTTATTAGCTTCAGTTGAGATTCGGCAACCTTGCGCTTTGCCGTATCAAGCCTTGTCCCTGCCCTGTCCATTGCTTCCCTACGAGCAGTTACTTCGTTTCTAAATTTTCTAAGTTCTAATCTGGCTTTGTAAAAGTCAACATCTGCGTCTGCTGGTTTTTCTAACTCGTCAAAATCTCTTTTCTTAAGTGTTACATCAACCGCTGCTCCACCTTCCGCTGCATCAGCAGCGTCCTCACGTTTACGTGCAGTGGCTGTTAATCTCTCTGCTCGTTCTCGCAGACCTTTGGTGCGGGCTACAAATTTTTCAGCATCTCTAACTTCTCTTTGCGAAGCTGCAAGTATTGTTTTTGGAGTGTCTCCCTTTAATTGTTGAGCCTCCAAGCGTTGCGCTGCATTTGCAAGTAAATCGTCCTGAACTTTTTCAAACTTTACAAGACTATCTACTTGATCTTGTAAATCAGCAGAGTGCATTTTTGCAATCTGCAAATTACCTTGTCTTGCCTTTAGAACTTCTTCCGCTCGATTTAGAACTCTGTTTGCATCTCTGTGTGCATTTTTAACAATTTTCTGTGCTGCTTTAGCATTAACAGCTTCTGCTAACTTAGCCCTTAAGGTAGACAGCTTGCTCGTATAAGTATCAAATTCTCTAAACGCCCGAACATATTCTTGCTGCTTTGCTGTAAGCCTTACCTTTTGATTTTTCAACGTTCTTCTAGCAGCAGATATTTCTGCACGAAGTCTTTGTGCATCAATTGAAAGTTCTCCTGCTAATTCACTTGTAGTTAGGGCAATTTTTTTACCAGTTGCCGGGTCTTCATACTCTTTAACAAACTTACCTAGCTGTTTATCAAGAATAGATTCATAAATTTCTGTTGACCATTGACCGTACTCATCCCATACAGGCAGATACTCACTTCCCTTTTCAATCATTTCGACTTGGGTAAAAGGTACGCCAGTCTTAAGGTCTGTTGCTCTTCCTTTTCTATAAGATTCTTTTGTTGTTCTCTGTTGTTCTTGTACTCTAGCATCTCTTTTTTGTCGTGTTGGACCACGAGAAATAAAGAATCCTCCGTCACCAAGTTCCGCTTTGTAGTCAACATTAAAACCAAACTCTTCCAGATCAGCAGCTAAACCTTCTGCTCTTACACGCAAATGATCCATAACTGCTTTTTGGTCATCATTTAGGGCATGACGATACGCTCCGTAGTCTTGAGCAAGATCAGCTATAGTTGGTTTTGGTTCTAATGGTGTATCCCGACCATTTAATTTACTTAAGCGAGGGTTGTTTCCAGATACCTTGTCAGCAATGTTTTCAATCCTCATATCATCGTCACTAAACTCAAAGAGCCTGTTCCCATCGGCATCTCTTTTAGTAAGTTGCCCCCGAATATCTTGGGCTAGCCGATTTGACGCACTGCCTATTCGTGCTGGAGCAGCTTTTATTACTGCGCTCATAGCCATCCCCGGCAGGGTGCTAGGGTTAAGTTGCTCGTTCCTTATTCTCGCTGCTCTGAGAAGTTTCTTAGATTTTTCAACGGCTCTTCTAACAACATCAGGCGATACTATTTTCGGAATAAGGTCTTCGATAAGTCCGGGGGAACGACCGTAACCTTCAGGAAGTTCTACTGCCTTTGTTTGGTTTGCTTCAAACGCTTCATCTACAACAGAAGGCTTGCCAGTAACAGGGCTTATATCAGGCTCATCAATAAAATCAAATTTTAGCTGTCTAGGTTCAACATCAGCAGCAACGTCAGCCTGCCTAGCTGGAGTGATTGGTATATCTACAGGAGGGGGCTGTTCTCCTCGTGCTAACGCAGCATCTCTATCTCGTAAAGCAGAACGAGTTACGTCATCAATGTCTCCAAGCAACTTTGCCGATGACGGATCAAATAATACGATTTCTTGATGTGGGTAGCCAGATGGAGCGTAATCAAGAATAACGCTGTCAAACCCTCTCGCAGTTACAGCATCGGTCAAAGCCTGACCTGTAAGCGGTTCTGGCAACCCCAATGCTTTCTGAACCAAATTTTGTTTTGGTGTTGAAAGGTCGCCCTCTATCCGTAATGGAGATTTTGGATTTATAGACGCTTGGATTGTTCGTGTTTTAGTGCGTCCAATGTTCGGGTCTGTTGAAAAATAAACCCCGCGCCCAAGGAACCCTTCATCCGTAGAAGTGCCTGCAAGATTTATGTCAAATGCATCAAATGCATCTTGATCTGTCCCGTGGAATACACGTACAGGCTGACCAACTCCACCTGCCCCCCTAGCAGCAGCCTGCTTTGCAGCAGAGCCTGAAGGCATTACAGCCTTCGCTCCTCTTGTAGCAGCCCTTCCAGCACCTAGTGCGCCCTTTGCACCAAGCTTCGCTATGTCTGCACCAAGAACATTCGCTGCGCTCGTAGCTGTCCTTCTAGCAAGACCTCCAGCAGCAGAGCCACCACCTGTGGCTATACCTAACCCAAGTTCAGGTAGAAGTTCAAATGCGCCCTTAACTCCAACATCTATTTCGTCCAGTCGTTTACCGCCGGGAAGAGGTATGCCCTGACCCGGAAGTGCGTTCCACGTAGTTGAAGGCATGTCTGTTGCGCGCCATGCTGCTGCCTGTGCCTGAAGTTCTTGTGGCAAGTTCCCTCTTATAAGATTTTCAAGTCCAAGCAATGGACTAGCTTGCATGAAAGTAGGAAGACTTGTCTGAATCCCACGCCTAGCCCTTTCTTCAGCCAGATTCTTTTCAAGACCCATAAAGTCTCCGGGGGTAAGCGCACCAAATGTTGACACGCCAGTACCAACACCTGTTTCTATAGCTTTCCCAAGGTTTTCAAGAACAGGCATTGCTGCTGGCTGCACAAAACGACCCACGCCTAACACACCACGACCTACTGCTCCGATCCCTCGACCTAACGTTTTATCAAATAAGCTAGGATCAGGCGGAGGCGCAGCAGGTGGTGCGGGTGGAGCAGCTACAGGTGGAGGAGCAGGCGGTGCAGGTGGAGGAGCAGCACGAGGACGGTATGGCAGTGGTGGACTAGTTGACGCTATCAACGCCTCTGTCCCGCCGGGAATAGAACGCAGTGCCATGCGCGCAACTGCTCCCATCTGACCACCCTGTTTTGCTTCAAGCACAAGCCTAGCTATTTGGCTTTGAGTAGTCGGTGGGGCTTGCTCAACTCTATCAGTAAACTGGTTAAAGGACTCAGTTGTCATTAGTAATACAAGAATCTAGTAGAAGGTCGATACCTGCTTTGCTGGCTATACTGTCTTCCTAGTTGTGCGAACCGATCTGTGAACGGAAAGTCCTGAAGGAAGTCTGTGAACGTCATTGTCGGTTCTCCACCACCAAGTATCTGTTCTCCAAGCTTCCCGTAAAACTCCGTCATTGCTCCTGAATAAATGTCTTCAGCCTGCTTTCTCCTGCCAGCAGAATCCATTAGACCTTTCTGTCCGAGCGTCCCAAAGAAAGCAGCACGAGGTTCTTCTTCAAGAAAGCCTGCGAATGTAGGATTGATTGCCATTAGAGTCCGTACCTTGATGCTGCAAAGTTGAGGAAGTTCTGCGGTGCAGTGCCTGCCGTAGCAGCATCCTGCTTTGCGAGAACATAATCAGAGAAGAGATCATCTTGTGTTGGTTGACGGAAAGACCTGCTTACAAGACCAGAGTATTTTCCTCTTTGGGCTGCTTCAAGAAGATTTCTTGCATCCCATGTATTTGCTGATTGTTCTGGATTGAACACTCCAGCTAATGCTGTTGGAACCTCACTACCTTCAAGTCCTCTCAGGTAATTTACATTCTGTAAGGCTTGACTGTAAGTACCGCCCAATCCTGTTGGACGATCTCGTACTGATCTAAGGAAGTTTTCAAATGAAACTTTAGGGTAGGCATCGGGGGCGAGGACGTATTTTCCTGCCTCTTGCCTTCCCATATCTGCAAAAGTTTGCGCCCTGTACGCCTCAGTCAGCGGGAAGTTTTGACGTTGCAAGAAACTAGCTAAAGGACCAACGCCTGTTGCTGGTTCACCAAACACGTTTCTAAACGCTAATCTCCGACCTGCCTCTGTCAAAAATCTATCAGGATCATCAATCATATCTTGACTAGACCAAACAGGAACGTTTGCTGCGCTTTTAGCAAAGTTGACTACATTCTCAATGTGATTAGCGTCGCCTGTTCCTCCAGTTCCATCAGACGCTAAACCTGTGACTGCATTCGGATCACCAGTTGTACTACCCATAGGATCAATACCAACTAAATCTTGCATAGGATCAATTACAACTACAGGGTCAGTAGGACCAGTATCATCAGAAGCTAACCCTGTGACTGTAGTAGGATCAAAACCTCCCCCCGGAGGAGATGTACCACCCATAGCATCAATATTAAGCAAATCATCCATAGCATTAAAATTTATTTGGTCATAATAATTCTCAAGTTCCTGCATACTATTTAAGCCTTTAGCTTTAGCAACGGCTTGTTGTTCTGGAGCAAGTTGGTTCCAGCCAGTTACATTGTTAGTCCAACCAAATGGGATGCTGGTATCTATGCCTGCTGCTTTCTTGCCTAACACTTCACTTGCAAGATTGTCCCATGTAGCTTTCCAAGCACTGTCATTCAAAAACGATGGTTTAGTCCCCGGCTTTCTTTGATCTTCTGGTATTAAACCACTATCAATGTTTCTATCCCAAGTGCTATCACCTCGTGGAGTGTCAGCGTAATATCTACGTGCTTTCTGTAACATCTGTCCAACAGTTCTGTCCAGAATGTCTCTCCCGCCTAGTTCCGCTAATCTTCGTATTGCATCTTCTATTTGCTCTTTGCCTATAGTTTGGTCTGCAATATTCCCGGGACGATCATCAGCATTTCTCCACATATCAACAGGCAGGTTTACACTGACATTACCCTTTTCGTCGTAAGAAAGGGTTATGTCCGCAAGCTTGGCATCCCATGAGCGCACTGGACCAGTTAGAAGCGCAGCTTCTTTTGCTTCTTTTGCTGTTTTCTGTTCTCGTATTTCCCTCTCTCGCCTTTCCTCTTCTTGTTTATCGAAATCAACTTGGGGAATAGCACCTGTAGCCCCACTTGATACAGCATTAATATCAAAAGGAACTACAGTGCCTTTAACGGGAGGAACAAAAGTCTCTCCATAGAAGTACGGATCGTACCCTATCGAGTAAGAACCTGATCCTCCAGCAGTTGATGGATCAATAGCAAACAATTCGTCTGCCATCCCGAACCCTTGAGGCACAGGAACGACTGGTGCGTCAGGCGCAGCAACAGATGGCATATTGATAAGATCATTAAATGATGCGTTTGTTAGTCCGTTAGTAAAGTTTGTAAATGACCCAGACCCTCCAGCAGTTGAAGGGTCAATAGCAAGCAATTCGTCTGCGTACCCAAAACCTTGAGGTACAGCAGTCTGTCTGAACGGAACATTCCCTGCGGGTGTTTCGCGATATATCATCGGGGGATGGGTTTGAGGTAATCCTAATCCCAATGAAATATCAGACACACCAAGTCCTTCTTCAAATTCGGATGGTGTATATCTAATTGGATCAACAGCAGTTACCTGCTGCCCCGTAGACTGTCTTGTAAGAGGCTGCAAATAATCCTGTGCTTCGACTCCAGAGACAGGGGATAAAGTAAGGGTTGCTGCCGGGAGATTTGGTCCAATAAGAGCAAGTGCCGTTCTCCTTGCTTCGCTTGGAGAATTTGCGAAAACATACTTATCTCCCAAACCAAATCGATTTGCATATGAAGGGACTGTTGAATCAACTCGATAATAAGGCATTACTAAATACTTCCTAGAGGATTAACTCTTGGTCCTGCCCCTCCCGGTGTTCCCGGTGGAGCCTGTTGAGGATCGCCTGTTCGCTGGAAGCCCTGCATCTGTGAAGATATTATTCCACCTGATACGTCCATAGGACTTCTTCCTGTACCACCCGGATTTGGAACTTGAGGCTGCGGACCAGCACCCTGACCTGCCTGCGGAGGAGTCATGCCTACAGAACTAAGTAGCTGCTGGAACTGTAAGTCTTGAGCAGCTTCTTCTTGCTGGTCTTGCTTCAATGTTTTTCGCAGAAGGTCTATATAAATCAAGGCTTTTTCCTGCTCACCCGTTTGCATCAGACCTTCAATCAGCGTAAGCAACAAAGCTTTTGGTTCTGTTACTTGCGCTTGTTGTGCTGAAATTGAATTACGGAACTGGTCAACGTCGTTGATCTGTAAGACATTCTCCCAAATCCATTCGTCTGGTGCAAGTGGCTTCGCGCCTTCTCTCATCATCTGCGCCATCGTTACAAGCTGAGGCTCGTCCTGTGGCATACGCACACCGAAGTTAATATCAATAGCCCCGGCACCTTCAAGGTCGGAGGGCTTTATCTCTTGGTTGAAGTAGCTGGCAATATCGTTATGGCGACCCCTTACCTCTAACGGGCTGTAACCACCTGCTTCGTACTGCATCGAAATGATTTCTGAGATCTGCTTGTAGCAGGCGGTCATACCTTTTACTCTGGGTTCGATCTGGTGGGCAGAGCCTTCCTGCAATATCTTTGCTGCAAATCCCGAGATCGCAAAGGGCAGTTCGCCGTAGCTGACGTTTGATAAACCACCACGCTGCAATTCCCCTGATACAAGCCCTACAAATGCTCCCGTGTCAAGGGGCATCGTGACTTCTTCCATCAATCCGATCTCTGTTCCTGCGGGGAGTGGAACCTCAGACCCATCCTGCCACGGATCAGTATCAAGGGTTGTCGTTCCATCCGGGGAAATAATCTTGTACGGTCGCCTTACAGCGCGCCTTACCAGCGTTTTGTAGGCACTCATTGCGAAGTTATAGTCTTCGTAAAGGGTACGGTTTGCAGAAAAAATAGATTCTCCATAATCCCTTGCGGTGTCATCACCTGACAGATCGTCTTGAATCCAAGGGGCAGGACCTACTGCTCCAAGAAAAACTGGGGCGCATGGGTTGCCGTTGCTATCAGTTACATTGTGTTTTGTAAGACGCTTGCCGTATTTAACTTGGTCTTTATCACCACAAACAAGAACGGCGTTTTCTGTTCTTGAGTAATAGTCCCAGACAGTTACACCTGAAGACGTTTCTCCCTCAATCAAAGGCTCAACATCTACGTTGAAAGTATTTTCTACCGAAGCAACAGAGCGTTTTGTCTTGTGTGCAAGCCATACAATCCCCTTGTCATCCATCTCGTAGCAAATGTGGAGGGGGTCAAGGGGCGTTATGTCAACATATGTAGAGCCATCTTCGTGCTTATTCAGCATGGCGCGCCCTGCATACCATCCACGCAGGGTTATGTAAAAGGCTAATTGCTCTCTTATGGAGGGTTGCCCGTACCTTTGCATACGTTCATCGGCAAGGTTGAGCGCGCCGATAACGAACTTTTCCTTTAGTGCGCCGGGGGTACGGTCTTCAACCTCAGAACTTAGCGGAACACGTATCGACATCTGTGCGTTTGACAGGTAAGACATGATCTTATCTGCAAGAATCTTCGGGGCATTAGACGTATAGCTTTGATAACCGTTGCCTGCGTCGTATGGATTCATACGATACAGTCCGTAATCGCTTTCCATGCGGGTTCGTCTGGTACGAAAACCCGGAGAGTCCCAAACATCTTCTATCTGGGACATTAGGTCATCAATTTTTGCCACGTTACCACCTGTTTACCGTAATTATTTTCGTCGCACCTGCTGCTCGCGCATACCCAAAGTTTACAACTAATCCGTAGGTTACTGCTTTTACGCTGTGGTTGAAAGCATCTCTTGGCTGTCTTCCGATTACGTTATTATCTTTGTCTGTTCGCCAAGTATAAACATGGATTTGCTCGTCGAAAGGGTTAGCACAACCTCCCAATTCGGAGATTAAGCCCCTAGCCTTGTGATTGATTATAAGGTTTGGTTGCTTTGTTGAGGGGTTTTCTTTCAGGAATGTATTAAATCTTTCGATTCCGTCCATAATGCCGACACGTTCTGACTGCATATACAGGCTTGCCTTCTCAAGCCAAGTATCAACAGGTCTTGATTCGCCCATATTGTGCGCTGCAATGTCGATAACACCGTGTTGAACGTCCTTCCACCACGGTCGCATCTGGCATATCTCTATGATCTCCTCTGTAATCTTCTCTCTTTCGTAGATTTCGTCAATAACTCTAATCTGTCCCCCCATAATCTGCACTGCTACCACTGCATATGCGGACTTTGTGACCTGCGAATACCCCGGATCGACCCACAGATGGACAGGTTCTTCCTCGATGTACTCTGCTTTATCTGATACGTGCGTTGATATATCGAACATGTTGTGGACAAGCCCTTTTGGTGGGGCTGGTTTCCCTGCGACACGCTCATTGAACCAGTCTTCGGAGTGCAATCGCTCTAAAGACAGTATCTCCTCGTCTTCTCTGCCACCGGGATAGACAACTTGGTTGGTCCACGACGGTAACGAAAAAGATATAGCATCATCATCAGGGTTATAAAACTGCCAAGCCTCCCACTGGGACGGATACCACCCCAACGACATCTCAAATGTCCCCTCTAAGAACAAATACCCACGCTTTTCTGCAATTCTACCCCTGAGCCTTAGAAAACTCTCGTAATCTATCTGCGAAGACTCACAGGCAACCACCATTCTTGGGGCTTCCATCGCAAGACTCCGATGATCCTGCGCCGATTTAGTCTTAATCGTGAAAACACCCGGATTTTCTGTGGTGCCACACGCTACAGCCATCTCTCCGGGGTCAATACGCTTGGTCTGCTTTATCAAAAAACCCAACTTACCAAGGATTTCCGACAAATAGTTCCACTCAGCACGAGTCCTCTCGTAATCCCTAGCAACCAACCAACATATATCACCACTCTCAAACTCATCCAACCGACTAATAATAGACAACGCACCCAAGAAACTCTTGCCAGCACGCTCCCCTCCCGCCACAAGCTTGATCCTCGCCTCATGGTCAAGTATCTCGTCCTGCTCAGACCACGTACCGTAACCAACTGTTGTCAATAAAGCCTTGCGATCCTCAGTCAATAACATTCTTATCTCCTAAATCACAAACTTCCCGTGCGGTATAGGAGGAACCACACAGGAAGCCTGAAAACTGATGACCTAGAGATGACAGCCGTACCAACTAAACATCTGCTTAAACCCTAACGAGGAGCCGAGTGGGGGAACACCCCGGATACGTCAGCATCAACAGCTAAACAAAGTATAAAACAAACAACCTTTTCTTTGCTTGGTTTTCTTTTCTAATACAACAACAATACCTAGACGTTACATCCTACCCACACCCCCTTAAGGGGTGGTAGGTGTAACGGCAGTAGCGTTACATATACCGTTACACACCCGTTACAGCCGTTACAGGTACGCAAATCCCCGTTCAACTCGCATGTTTCAAAGTGTAACGGCACCGTAACAGCACAAAAAAAATACCAGCGGGACTCCAAAAGCACTTTTTCACTCACAAAGCGTCAGAGGGGTACCTTCCTTCACACACACCACATCCCCAACAGCACACCCCCCTCACCACCCTGCACCACACACCACCCTCACACACACCACCCACCACCCACGAAAAACCAGCCGTAGCACGTTTGTTCTACTGTTAGCACAATTGTTCTGTTAGGAAATTCTTGCATTGTGAAAAGCATCACAAGCGAAAACGTTTGACCGTTCAGATTTTCGCGCAGATTTTTCGCGCTTTACCCGGTAAATATAGCCAATAACAAGAAGCCTAAAATGTGCGATATATGCCACAAAATAGCTAAAATCGGGATTTTTGAAATGGACGCACACACCCGCGCACGAAGGAAATTTGACCATTGAGACCATTTCCTACTCCACGCACGCTCTCCGTTCATCTGGTGCGTAGTAGCAATATCTGTAACTCTGACCGAGAATTTTAGGGCAAAATGCACAGCGCATACAGCCCGTTGTGATGATATCTACTACTACCACGCACTCTCTAAGCTCTCTCCGTCGAAATTAGAACATCGGTTCTATTTAGAAAATAGTTCAAAATTGGTCTTGATTAGGGCTTTAATACTATTGACAACTACTACTATTCCTATACAATTCGGTTGTCCGACAACCAAATACAGATTCCCTGATAACAACTGAACTTATAGCACGGTTCAATCGTTTACTCGATAGGTTGGATCAATCGCTTCAGGGATGGCAACCGCCAACCGGGGAAACAACCGCAAATTGCAGATTGCTACAGCTACCATTTCAGTGCCAGACTGACTCGATGCTATTTCCATAAGAACTATCCACAAAACACAAGGATATCCAAAACATAATCAACACCATCGGCGCAGTCATAAGACGCCAACGATTAAGGAGATTCAATTCCTCAAAGTCAAATAGCATCTCATTAATAGAGTCAAGCTTCACGGTTTGACTCTATTTGTGAGAGATTATTTACTCTCAAAACTAGCAGATCAAAGGATCAAACCATGTCAATTTTAGTATCACGATATGACCAGACTAACAATCAATCTTGGAGAGCGCGCCACAATGCAGCGGTAGAGTCACCAATTGGAATAGAAATTCCCATCGTAAAAATGATCCAATTCCTCAATTCATACGCTGACAATCAGCCGTTTGGCTGGCTGGTTGGTGACGATTATGTGATGGGTCCCGCTCTTGAACAAATCGTAAAATCTGCATTCACTTTACTGAATGGTGACATTGGTAGATTAGACGCTGGAAAAATCGACCAGTATCTCCGAGAATACGCACAAACCAATCGATTAAACATCGACTAAATAAAATCAATTCCTAGCAGAATCGAGAATCAATCAAAATGGCTACTCCACTAGCAGAACTTATGACGGGTAACGCACAAAACATAATCGATGTTTATGAATCAGCGACAGAAGCCCAACAGATGGCGGGCGAAAACTGGTACTGGATGGCGCGACATCTGGCGGAGGACTTAGCAGATAAACACGATCTACCAGTCAAGAATGTTGCGTATGCAATCGCTGCATTATCACCCGTAACCGATTGGATAACAAACCAGATAGCAGCGATTGAAGTTTGCGACACTGGTTTTACTAGGTTCCAAAGTGGCGCGAATATTCACAAAGCTAACAGATGTCTGGCTGGTGAACTAACCGCACTACGTGGTCCCAAGGTTGAACGATTCGCTGAAGCAATCATTGATCCTTTAGGAGATACGACCGCATGTATAGACCGA